TGCTGTACCAGACAACGAACCTAAGATCAGTGTACCAGATGTAAACACACAAGGCAAAGACCTTGCGTTGTATAGATATCTTGTTGGTGGCAAAAACATTGTACAACTTAAACGTTTCATAGACCTTGCCCTATCGGGTAAAAGCATACCAGGGTCAGTAGTGCAGGCATATCTCCCTGCTATTAAACTTGTGGACGATATAGTGAAAGCAGGACCTTCTTTCGTGAGTGTCCTTAAAGCACTCCAGTCTAGGGCCAAAAGCACCAAAAAATAAAACACATAGACATATTTCGGTAGTAAACCTATAAATATCATTAAGTGTCTCTGGAGAGGAGACGCCATTTAACGAGAAAAAGAGGAGAAACACGATGGCAACATTAACTAAAGTAAATGGTTTCCTAAACAATTATGTGACGGGAACAGTGTTCCAAAATGCTAACCTTGGCTTCTTTCAAGCAACAATAAGATCAACTTCAAATGGCTCAAACACGGCTATCGACTTAAGAGCGGAAGACGGTGATGCGGCAGGCGAAGCAGATCAAAAAGTTGAGTTAATTGTCAAATCAGTAAATGCGATTGCCTACTTTGCCAAAGATGCAAACGATGGTATCATGGCATTGGTTGTTGACAAATCTCAACACACAGCAGATTCTCTAGCGGCAATTATAGAGAACCTCGATGGTATCGGTACAGATACAATCGTTGAAGCGGCTGACCAATTAACATTCAAGTAATAGTTAATTGTAGCATTGACACGTTAAAATACAGAAAGGGCGGCTTTATGTCGCCCTTTCGTTGTATTAGCACTTAATTTCTACCAAAAACCACTAAATAATAGTAACATACACTTCGGAGCGAAGTGTGTCATTTAAGAGAAAAAGGAGAAAACAAATGGCGGCAATATCAGGAAGTAAAGATATCTCAAACGCATCTAATTTCGAAGTTCTTACAAAAGACTTAGAAATCTACACAATAGCAGGTGCTACAGGTATCCACACAAACCCAAGCGACGCAGACTCAATTTTCCACAAAACTTTAAGAGCAATCAGTTCTGAAGCAAACGTGGTAATGGTAGGTACACCAGCGGCTAACGACTTAACAGTTGTATTAGAAGGCGGTTATGCAGGTGTTAAAGGTACTGGAGCGGCGGCTCAATTGAAAGCAGTAATCGATGCGGCAACTGGAACTACAACAACAGTGGCGGCAGTTACGTTCTCAGGCGACGGACTTGCGTAAGGGTACAATACGATAAGACAGATAAGACTTCTTATCCTATTAACAAAGAATACAAAAGAGCGTTCAGGAAACTGGACGCTCTTTTTTTATGACATATAAGTATGTGTGCTAGGAACAAAGGCGAATAGAATGAGATTTAAAGCATTATCACTGATAGACATTACCAAAACAGGAGTCAGCAGAAACAAAGAGGCTGAGGATCAAAAGGCTGTGGCGCAGTTCGCCAACTACATGACAGTTGAGAATTGTCTACAATTGAGATCAAACATCAAGATACTGACTGTTCCAAAAGGTAGAAAGATGGACATATCCAACCTTAAGTTTGGTGACAATTACAGAGGTGAGCAGATGGTTTGGGAATTTATTTTTGAACCGGAAATACCTGAAGCAATCAGTGTTAAAACATTAAACGATGACTTTAATCTTATTCCTATGTTAACAGGCTTGGACGAAACTATCAAGATAAGTAATGGTGTGTATATTACTGATGATGAAGATTACACCAATTTATTATTCATTAAACAAATAGATAATGAGTAATATCACCCCAATAAATACATTTGTTAAGGCTCGTTTAGGCAAATACAATTTAGGCCCTTCCATAGATAATAATAGATAAAGAAACGGAAGAGAGAAAAATGGGAACAACTGATTTAGAAAAACAAAATCTAGAAGCACACGTTGATTTGTGCGAACAAAGATACAAAAACTTAGAATCTCGTCTATCGAACATAGAAGAGAAAGTTGAGAGTATTCATAGTGACATACAGTCAGGCAACAAATCCATGGTAAAAGTTATCATAGGTGCAACTGGTACCATAGTTGCAGGTCTCTTATCCACAATAGTAGTCCTATTATTGAAGTTTCCAGGTTAATCATAATACCACCCTTCACCGCTAAATAACACTACAGAGCGGGTTAGACATGAAAATTAGTGAAATTGTAGCAGAGTCAGTTGTACAGATTTGGTCACGTACCAAGGCTGGTAAAATGGTTCGTAAGTACAGATGCACAGCAGGTCCACGTAAAGGCAGGATTGTTAGCAGTCCATCAGTGTGTACTCAACCTAAAAGACTAGGCTCAGTGATGGCAATTAAGAAAGCCAAAGCACGTCGTGGATCAACAATGAAGATTAAACGTTCATTCACTAAACGTACATCAGCACCAAGTATCAGAGTAAGTAGACTGAACAGAGCCGCTAGACCTAGCAGAACAAGACACACGTTCAGACCAGGTAAGAGAAAGGCTATTAGAAAGTAATGAAAATAAGAGAAGTTACAGAAACACCTTATCTAGATAAAATTACAAAGCAGATCGCACCTGCACAGAAAACTGGAGCACCAGTACCTAGCAACAAACTACCAAAAGGTCCAATCAAAACACAGGCGATCAAATCGCCTTTGAACCAATTAAAACAGAGAAGCGACACAACTATCGTGAAGAAAGGAAACACGATACCGATGCCAACAGGTCCAAACAAAGAGACAGACTACGAGATAGATCAGGTTGGCCCAGACACAGTCACAATGAAGACGACCAAGCCTACAGCAGGCGCACCAGAGAAATTGGCTGTAAATAAAAAGGATTTAGATCCTGTCATCACAAACCTAAAGAGAAGACAAAACGCAACCAAATGAGGATTAACGAACTTATACAAGAATTTACTATCCAAACCTCTAATGAGGAGAAGGATATGCTCAGTAAATTACAGAGTGTAAAAAATTTAGATACTTTTATGGAAAGAGATCAAGAAGTTATAAATCAGTTAATAAGAAAAAGTCTAGTCCGTAGAATGGACAAGGACGGACAAACTATGGTGGTTGCGAATGCAGGTCAAGAAACTAGGTAGAAGACTACAAAAATTCATAGACGAACAAGCAGAGAAAGTCTGTATGCCGATCCAACACGGAAACAGTGTGAGGGTAAAGAACTATGTCATACGCAAAAATCCACATGGATACCTATTATACGATATCAATAACAATAACCAAGTGACCACAACATTTACCAAAACTGCCGCATTGGCAATGGCAAAACAATTGGCAGATAACCCTAGAAACAGCATTAAACACATAGAAGATACCGATGAAAGCATACAAAACAAGTACAATGAATGCATATTCTACAAATACACAATGACCACAACCGACGATGATATCAAACGTGAAGTGACTAAAATACGTTATGACATCGTGTGGGAGGATTTACTTAAATTAAGAGACACCTTGGACAACTACATATTTGATAAATAAATTAGCGAAGGAACAAAAGCATGAAAATAGAGCAGTTTAGACAGGAACCAACAACAGAGCAGTTGAACGATAGACTATCTAAGGTCTTCGGTACCTCTATAGATTTAGACAAATTCAGCACAGAACAACTACAAACAGCACAAAAAAACGTTGTTAGCAAGATTGCAAACATTGAACAAACAGAATCATTCGATAGTTTATCACACAACGAAGACTATCATAAGCAAAAAATGTTCCTAGATGTAATTACATCAGCACTAGAAGATAGACAAATAGCAATAGAAGGTTATTACAAAAAAGTGGACCTAGCGGCAGATGAAATGTTAGGTGATTATGTTGATCCAGAAAAAGAAGCATTAAAAATGAACAAAGATGCCGTAGCCGCTGATATCAAATCAAGAGCGGACAAGGAAGATTCAGAAGTAATAAAAAGAGCACTTGAAAAACTTGAATTAGAATTTGAAGATGATGGCACAATGAAAGAACCAGAATACGAACCAGATGGTCCAATGGAAGGCAATGCTTTCGCACAGGCAGTACAAAAAGCCAAAGCGGCGGGTATGAAAAAAGGTGACAAGTTCAAAGTAGATGGTAAAGAATACACATTACAAGATTGTGAAAATTTAATAGACGAAATGAAAAAGAAAAAAATGAAAAAAATGAGCGAGAAAGCAAAACCAGATTATATAGATTTAGACAAAGACGGAAACAAAACGGAGCCAATGAAGAAAGCGGCTAAAGACAAAGAAAAGAAAAAAGTTAAAGAAGGCGCAGAAGAAGAAGCACAATTAGTAATGGCGGCTAAAGACATGGTTGACAAAGTTACTGGTTGGATGGAAGACACAGCGTCAATGCAAACAGAAACAATTTTAGAATTAGGCGATGCAATAAGGGATGAAGAAGGCTCAGAGAAATCAGAATCATTCATAAACGCAGTTAAACCAGCACTAGAATCTTTATACACTTCACTAGAAGCAACAAGAGAAGCACTAACAGGCGGCGTAGCCGTACTGACAGGCGAGAACGCTCCAGACACAATGGGAGCAGATGCTGAAGAACCTGCAATGGAGCCAACTACAGATGCAGATGCAGATATGCCAGATCAGTCAGATGACTTTGCGGCAAGTGAACCTGCTTCAGGTGGTGAGGAACCAGCAGACAGAGAAAAGCGAGAACACATAATCAGACTGTCAAGAAGACTTGCTGAAACACTGTCAAAAAAAAAGGCTTAACAGAGGCCTCCAACACTGAACTAATTCAAGTTTTAAGAAATCTTAAAAGCGATGCTGATGCTCAAGATCAGAAAGCATATCTAAGTTTTACAGCATTGAATAAAATTCTTAACAATGTTGGAGGCTTATCAATCAATTTCGATGCATTCAAGAAAGCATACGACTCCAATACAACAATCAAAAAGATGATTAAGAACTTTGACCAAAGAGGTTTAACTTTGGACACTAATGCAGAAGGTCCTGATATGCCTACAACAAAAGGCAAACGTACCAAAGGCATAGACGCAATGGCAAAGAGAGCAACCAAAAAACGCAGTTAATTCTTGACATACTACCAATTGTATTGTAATATTATTAGATGAACAGAACTAAAGATCAAATTATCCACGACATTGAATCAGTGATAGACAAATATATTAAGATGTCTGTTGAGCAACACGGTGGACAAGTTGAAGTAAAAGAATTCGATATGGATACAGGCAAACTGACCATGCTGATGAAAGGTGCCTGTTCAGGATGTGCTGGTAGCACTGCCACTTTGCAAAGAGGAATAGAAACAACTATGAAACATTATATCCCCGAAGTAAAACAAGTCATAGGTGAAGATGATCCCAACAGCGAAGTTAAACCTTATTACGAATATAATCCATGGGACGGTCCAACATACGATAATATGTTAGATGAGTTAGATAGATTGTCAACTGAGAACGGTGGCAACATTTCTAACGACACAGATAAAAATAATAATTAATGTCATTAATAGTTAAACGGTTCGACTACACAAAATTATCACGCACATCATTAGACGGTAAGAGAGTATATGCCTGTCCAGATGGAAACGCAGTAGCAAGTGTCACAACTATATTAGATTCAACAAAAGATAAGACACATCTATTGGAATGGCGTAAGAGAGTTGGTGAGGAGACAGCCAAGAGGATAACAAAAGAAGCATCTGGCATGGGAACCAGAATGCACAAATACATTGAAAACTATATCAATGATGGCTCTTGGGGAACACCTGGATCTAATCCTTATTCACAACAAGCATTTAAGATGGCAAAAATAGTTCATGAGAATGCATTAAAGGATGTAAATGAAATTTGGGGCAGTGAGGTTGGATTATACTTTCCTAAGATATATGCTGGGACCACTGACTGTGTGGGTGAGTATAAAGGAAATCCTTGCATAATTGACTTTAAGCAAACCAACAAGCCTAAAAAGAAAGAATGGGTAGAAGATTATTTTCTACAATTAGTAGCCTATGCAGAAGCACACAACGAAGTATATGGCACTGACATCAAAGAAGGTCACGTGTTCATGTGCAGTAGGAAATTAGATTATCAGCAGTTCGATATTACACCAACCACATACAATCATTACAAAAATGAATGGTGGAATAGAGTAGAAGAATACTACATTAAACACGCAGTTTAAACACTCCACTGAAACTAGCAAACACTCGATAAATACTCACAGTAGGATTTATTATATGGCTATTGTTTCAATATCAAGAATACAGATTAGAAGAGGTAGAAAAAACCAAGGTTCAGGCTTACCACAATTAGCGGGTGGTGAACTGGGTTGGGCAGTAGATACCCAAGAATTATTCATAGGTAACGGTGCAGTATCAGAAGGTGCGCCAGCAGTTGGCAATAGCAAAATACTTACAGAACATGATAATCTATTCGAGTTAAGTGATCAATACACTTACAAGAATGGAACTAGCATACAAACAGGTTCAAGTTCGTCCAATCCTGTACAAAGAAGTCTACAATCAAGATTAGATGATTTTGTAAATGTTAGATCATTTGGTGCTAACGGTGATGGTACAGATCAAACACTTGCACTACAAAGAGCAATAGATCAATTATTTTTACCTTGGTCAAGCGCCATGGACGCAGACAGTTTAAGAAAAAGAATTACATTAAAATTAGATGCAGGTCTCTACAAAATTAGTGATAGTTTAAAAGTACCACCATACGTTAATCTAGTTGGTGATGGTTCAGACAAAACAGTGATAGAACAGACTGGAGCATTTGCAGTAATAGAAACAATCAACGGAAACGGAATCAATGCACAGACAAGTGCCACAAATCAAAGCAACATAATAAAACTACAAGGCATGACTCTAAAAAGTTATCTTACAAATCCTGCTTTGAAATTAAGTAGCACAAAGGACAGTCAGTTTATTGATGTGAAATTACATGGTCCGTGGACACAAGGTACGGCACTTAATTCTAATCAAGTTGGATTATTAATGGAGGCAACATCTACTCCTGTAACAACTCAAAATAATAATTTTGAAAAACTTAAGGTTGTAGGATTCAGTTATGGAATTTTATCTAATCACGATGTAGCAAACAATCATTTTGAAGATTGTGTATTTGAAACTCTTTCATACGGTGTGTACTTTGGTAGAGATACATCACTAGGACAAGTTGCACAATTGACAGGTCCTATCAACAACACAATTACAAATAGTAGATTTGTGAATATAGACAAAACAGGTTTATGGATCAAAGAGGGAAATGGCAACGTCAGTAAAGAAAATAGTTTCAAAAAAGTTGGAAACGATGGCGGCTTAGATACAGCACCAGTACATCCTGTAATTAGATTTGATTCTGAAAGTAACATTTCTAAAAACGATTTCTTTGCTAGAACAGAGTCATTAATGGCAAACACTTCCACAATGACAAACGTTGCATACATTCCTGAAGTACAAGGTAAATTCAATAGCGAATTATCATTTGTTACAAAATTTAATATTGGACAATTGAATGCGGCGGCAAGAGTAGCCAAATTACCTGCAGACAATAGCAGACATTATAAGATTGAATATAGTTACAATAGTTCTATTAGAAACGCATTCAGATCAGGCACACTAGACATAAACATAGACAAAGCAGTAGACACAGTTCATCTATCAGATGAATATGACTTTTTAGGCGACGCGGCTGACAACACAAACTCAACTAGATTAAATTTTACAGCAAGTTTATCAGATGAGAATGGTGACACAGCAAAAGAAACATTAATTATACAGGCAACAAATCCATCATTATCATCGAATGAAAACGCACAAATTATATTCAAAGTCAGAAGTATCTCATAAACCTAATATTTTTTTTGGAACATACGAACAACGACTTATTGATTGGAAAAATATTAGAAGTATAATCAACGAAGAACAAAATCCTTTAGAAATTCTATCAAAAATTTATTTTTATTGTCCAAGAACCAAAACAAAGACAGATGAATACAAAATAGACACTTGGTTAGAGCCTTGGCAATTAATAGAAAGAAATGAGTACAATGAATTTGACCTTTCATTGTTATTATGTTATACTATAATGATAACAGAACAGTTTAAAGACAAACAAATAGTGATACATAATGTCATATCAAAGGAAATTGAATCCAACAACCGTAAGTTTTATTACGTTATTGAGTTTAATAACCATTTTTTGAACATTAACGATATGGCTATAATGACCAAAGAAAAGTTTGACAAAAATTATGTTCTGCATTATACTCATAATATAAAAAATAAGATAAATATTGATTTAATTTAATAGGAAATAGAATACTAATGGAAGTCGCAGAACAAACAATCACTACGAACACATCAAATATAAAAGTACAAAAAAGAGACGGTCGTCTAGAACCGTTAGACATCGACAAAATTCATTTCGTTGTTGAAGAAGCCTGCGAAGGATTAACAGGAGTATCAAGTTCGCAAATAGAAATTAATGCAAACATACAATTCTATGATGGCATCACAACAAAAGATATTCAACACGTGTTAGTGAAGTCGGCAAATGATTTAATTAGTTTAGAAAATCCTAACTATCAATATGCCGCCGCAAGACTTCTTTCTTATGATGTAAGAAAAGAAGCACACGGACAATACGAATACATTCCTTTATTAAAATTAATTCTAAGAAATATCAAATTAGGCGTTTACGATAGAACAATAGTTGAAAAATATCACAAGTCAGAGATTAAAAAATTAAACACTTGGATCAAAAGAGATAGAGATTTAGATTTCACATACGCAGGACTGAGACAGGTAGTGGACAAATACCTTGTGCAAGACAGAAGCACAGGTGAACTTTATGAAACTCCACAAGATATGTACATGATGATTGCGGCAACACTATTTGCAAACTATCCTAAGAAGTCTAGAATGAGTTATGTAAAAAAATATTATGATGCAATATCACAATTTAAAATAAACATACCAACTCCGGTAATGGCAGGAGTAAGAACTCCTATTAGACAATTTGCTTCTTGCGTTCTTGTAGATAGCGATGACACTTTACCAAGTATATTTTCAAGCGATATGGCAATAGGTTTATATGTTGCCAGAAGAGCAGGTATAGGAATCAATGCAGGACGTATCAGAGGTATCAATAGTAAAATAAGAGGAGGGGAGGTCCAACACACAGGAGTCATTCCGTTCCTTAAAAAGTTCGAAAGCACTGTGAGATGTTGTACACAGAATGGTGTGCGTGGCGGTAATGCAACCGTACACTTTCCAATATGGCACCAAGAGATAGAAGACATACTTGTTCTAAAAAATAATAAAGGAACTGAAGACAACAGAGTAAGACGTATGGACTATTCAATCCAAATGTCTAAATTGTTCTATGAAAGATTTATTAACGAAGAGGATATCACTTTATTCTCTCCACACTCAGTACCAGGATTATATGATGCCTTTGGTACAGACAAGTTTGACGCACTCTATAAGAAGTATGAAAAAGATAAGAGTATTCCTAAAAAGACTATCGCGGCACAAGAACTGTTCGCAGACTTGTTAAAAGAAAGAGCCGAGACTGGTAGAATCTATATAATGAACATAGACCATTCAAACAGTCATTCTAGTTTCAAAGACAAAGTATCTATGAGTAACTTATGTCAAGAGATTACATTACCTACAACACCTATCAAAGGCATAGATGATCCTGATGGAGAAATAGCACTTTGTATATTGTCAGCAATTAATGTTGGTGCGATAGGAAACTTAAATGAATTAGAAACTTTGTGTGATTTAAGTGTAAGAGCATTAGACGAAATTATAGAATTACAAGATTACCCTGTGAAAGCGGCAGAAGTATCTACTAAATCTAGACGTTCTTTAGGCATTGGATACATTGGGTTAGCACACTATCTCGCGAAGAACGGTGTTAAGTATTCAGATCCAAAGGCGTGGGAGTTAGTAGATAGACTTTCAGAAGCATTCCAATATTACTTGTTGAGAGCAAGTTGTGATATTGCAGAAGAAAAAGGCAAGTGTTCAGCATTTGATAAAACAAAATATGCAGATGGTTTACTTCCTATTGACCATTACAAAAAAGAAGTAGATGAAATTGTTGTACACAAACAGAGAATGGCTTGGGAGACTTTAAGAAAAGATATTTTAAAATACGGCTTAAGACATTCAACACTATCGGCTCAAATGCCCTCGGAAAGTTCTTCCGTTGTTAGTAACGAAACTAACGGTATAGAACCTCCAAGAGCACTCCTATCAATTAAAAAATCTAAAAAAGGTCCATTAAAACAAATAGTTCCAGGTTTTCCTAATTTAAAAAATGCATACACTTTGTTATGGGATATGGGATCCAATGAAGGATACATTAAGATTGTATCTGTAATGCAGAAATATTTTGATCAAGCAATATCAGGTAACTGGAGTTATAATCCATTGCAGTATGAAAACAACGAAGTACCATTATCAGTGATGGCGCAAGATATGTTGATGGCATACAAATACGGTTGGAAAACAAGTTATTATCAGAACACATATGACTTCAAAGGCGAGGAAGAAGATGTACAACCTTCGGGTATTGATGCTCCAGTGATTGGGAATAAATCCCATGTTAATGGAGAATATGTAAACGGTGAAGCACACGTCAACGGTGAACACATAAACGGCGAAGCAAAAGTAGAGCAACAACTTCAGGATTTGGAAGATGGAGAGTGTGAAGCCTGTACAATTTAAAGTTGACTTAATCCAAAAATTTGTTTATAATTGATAATTAATAGGTATGGCGAAAACAGTTTTTAATAGAAAAGATATAGACTTTACAAAAGAACCTATGTTCTTTGGTGCAGATCAAAACGTGCAGAGATACGATGTATTCAAGTATCCGCAGTTTGACAAACTAAACCAAACAATGTTAGGTTACTTTTGGAGACCTGAAGAAGTGTCTTTGCAAAAAGACAGGGCCGACTATGCAAGTTTCAGACCAGAACAAAAACACATATTCACATCTAACTTAAAATATCAAACACTATTAGACAGTGTGCAAGGTAGAGGACCATGTTTAAGTTTCCTACCATATGTTTCCAATCCTGAACTAGAAGGATGTATTGTTACTTGGGACTTCTTCGAAACAATTCATAGTAGAGCATACACGCACATCATGAAGAACGTGTATTCGGATCCTACTGAAGTATTCGACACAATATTAAATGATCAAGAAATTTTAAAAAGAGCGGTATCAGTCACAGAAAACTATGACAGGTTCAGCGAAATGGCACAGGACTACACAGTCAAAGGCAAAGGCGACATTGATGAATTGAAGAAGCAATTATATCTTGCAATGGTCAATGTTAATCTACTTGAAGGTTTAAGATTCTATGTATCATTTGCTTGTACATTTGCATTCGGTGAATTAAAACTTATGGAAGGTTCAGCAAAAATACTTTCATTGATCGCTAGAGATGAAGCAACACACTTGAACTTATCCACACACGTTATCAAAGCATGGCAAAAAGGTGATGACAAAGGCATGAGCAAAGTTATCAAAGGATTAGATAAGACCGTGATTGAAATGTTTAAGAAGTGTGTAGAAGAAGAAAAGGCTTGGGCAAAACATTTATTCAAAGACGGTTCAATTATTGGACTTAACGAAAGACTATTAGGCACTTATGTAGAATGGATTGCAAACAAAAGATTAAGAGCATTAGGTTTTGATCCATTATATGATGTTGGTGCTTCACAAAATCCTTTACCTTGGACGCAACACTGGCTATCATCAAAAGGTCTTCAAGTTGCTCCACAAGAAACTGAAGTTGAAAGTTATCTTATCGGTGGAATTAAACAGGACGTTAAAAAAGGACAGTTCAGCAAGTTTAAATTATAATGAATCAATACGAAGGCATGAATGGTTTGGAAGTTTTATATACCATTCTCTTTGTAGAATGGGACAAAGGTCTATGGGGCATTATACTTTTAGGTTTGATAGTGTTCGCAATCACAGTCATAACAGATAGATCATCTGATATCCAAAAATACATCAAGCACTATAATCAAGATGTTTGATTGACTTTACAGAAAAAATTAAGTATAATAAAACAAATAACGGAGATTTACTAGATGTCAACTATAACGGAAGAATCAACAATAGTTTGGAGTAAGATGATGTGTCCGCAGTGTACGGCGGCGAAGCAGTTGCTCAAACTAAATGAAATCACCTATGAAGAAAGAATGATAGGCGATGGATGGACAAAGGAACAATTATTAGAAGCAGTGCCAACGGCTAGAACTGTGCCACAAATTATATTGAAGGGCAAATTAATTGGTGGGTATGATCAATTAAGAGCACACTTCAATAAAGAGCAAGAGGAAAAAGATGTCAACAATTAATGAAGGCGACACTATATCAATAAAATTAATGAGCGGTGAAGAAGTAGTTGCTCGTTTAATAAAAGATACCGAAAGACATCTTATGATACAGAGACCTATGGCGATAGTGAATTTATCATCGGGTATAGGACTAGGTCCTTTCATGTTCACCACTCCTAAATTTGGAGAAATGCCAATTAATAAAGGCAACATTGTAACCTATGTAAAGACAGAAGTTGCATTTGCTAAAAAATATGCAGAAGGCACGACAGGACTAAAATTCACTTCTAAATGACCGATAAAATAATAGCCACGGATTGCGATGGTGTACTCTTCAAATGGGAACAGATGTTCGACAAATACATGGCTGTAAACGGATTCGAGAAAAAAGTTCAGGACCACTACGAATTACACATGAACTACCAGATGCCTGTGGCAGAAATGAAGGTATTGGTAAAGATATTCAATGAGAGTGCCTATATGAGGTACCTTGAACCTATGGATGGAGCAG